TTTTATCATTTTCCTTATCACAATCAAAATATAACACACCAGATACAACTGAATTAGGGTGTGAATGTTGATGATGATATTGATTTTCTTCAGTATAGTTTAACCAAGATTGAGTTATATAAAGTTCAATATTATTTTTTGGACATATAATTCTCTCTAAATAATCTTTACAACATTGATCTAAAAACTTCTTAATATTTTTAAATTCCTTTCTATTTAAAATGTAATTATCTTTTGTATTAATATTGCCTTGATTTTTAGTACAATGACTTTTTTGTTTCTCTACAAATTGTAATTCTTGTTTTGTAAATGGTCTATCTATTTCTGTCATATAAATAGGAGTTGGAAATAGATTATTTATTATAGGTTCTTTCATTAATAACACCAAGATACAAAAGAATATCTTATTCCTTTTTTTACTGGTTTAACTAAATGTGGATATAAAAATACAGATGGAAATATAATTAAATCTCCAGCTTTAAATTTGATTTCATAATCATCAAACATAATAAATTCTCCACCTTTATAATCATCATTTAAAACACCTACAATACTTAATATTGGTATGCCTCTTATATTACCTGTAAATAAAGATTGAATATGATCACAATGTTTAGACATTATTTGATCTTTTTTATATCTATTAAATCTTATTTGACTAAAACCTTTCCAACTATTAAATGAGTTTCCACCTAATTTTTCTATTACAATGTATTTTTCTAATGCTTTCCAAGTTAATTGATGTAATTCTTTTAAGTAAGTTAAATTATTTCCAAAACAAATATCAAGTTCTTTATTACCATTTTTACTTTTAGGAATAAAAGTTTTATTATTTGAATAGGTGTGTCTTTCCCAATTATTATTAGATAATTCTTTTATAGATTGATCTATAATATTTTTAGGAATCCAATTATCTAAATGTAATATATAATTTTTTAAACTTTCTTTCATACCACTTTTTTAAAATACTTATAAAGTATTATTATAGGTTGTCAACTAAATCCCAAGTTTGATTTGTTTCATTCCAAAAATATTTTTGACCATCTGTAGGATAAGCAACTGGCGATTCCCAACGACAAGTTGTTTCATTTAATGTCCAAGATGGATAAGGTTTTTTTGTAATAAAAGCATCTCTATCTTCATCATAAGTACAACCTACTCCAGCAAAGTTTTTTCTAAAATTTTGATTATAAGAAGTTTGTTTCCAAATTGCCCAACCAGTTAATTTAGTTAAAAAATCAATTCCATTAGCTTCTGATTCATTTCCATTAGCATCAAGTATAACTTCATTATTAACTTTAACAACTTGAATTACTTTTCCATTTAATCCTATTTTTGCAAAATGTGCCATTATACTGTGTAACTCCCCGAACCTGTAAATGTTAATATCGTATTGCTTCCACTTGTTGTAATTGTTGGAGAACCTGTTGTTGTACCAGAATAATTAGCTGTTGGAACACTTAAAATAACTACACCACTTCCACCATTACCAGCTCTTGGATTCGCTGGATTAAGAGCAACATAATGAGCTCCTCCACCACCACCTAATCCATCTGTTGCATCACAAGCTGTAGGACTTCCTGATGGACTATGCAAACCATCTCCACCTCCACCTAGTCCACCTGTGCCCTCAATTCCAACTTGATCTCCAGCCGCACCACCACCACCAGCATAATAAGTAGCACTTCCTGTTATTGATGATTGAGTTCCATCTCCACCATCTCCAGCAGTTGTTGAAGTTGCGTTTGCTCCTGTTGTACCAGAAGCACCTCCACCACCTCCTCCTCCTCCACCATAAGATGGTGCAGCACTAATACCTTGCCCACCATCAGCACCTTGACTTGGAGTTGTTGATGGAGTGTTACCAGAACCTCCAGAAGCAGAACCAGTGCCAGCACCTCCACCAGCACCTCCATCATCTCCTGGATTATTACCATAAGCACCATAACCTCCACCAGTAGAAGTTATTGTTGTAAGACCTGTTCCTGAAATTGAACTATCACTTCCTGAATTACCACTTGAAACACCTGAAGTAGCACCATTACCTCCAGCACCAACTGTGCAAGTAATTGTAACTCCAGGAGTAGCACTTTGTGTAGAAGTTCGCATACCTCCACCTCCAGCTCCACCAGAATTATCTGTACCACCTCCTCCACCTCCAGCTACTACTAAAAAATCTATTGAATATGCTTGTGGAGTTCCTAAAGTTACATCATCATCAACTGTTGGTATCCAACCTTGAGTAGCTCCAGAGTAAACTATTCTAACATGTTGACCATCTACATTATAAACTGGGTTTGGTGAAGTATTACCTTGATAATTTAAACTGTTTGTATTTAATGTAAGATTATTTGTATTCCAAGTTCTTGCGTAGTCTGTAAATTCTATTGTGTCACCTACTGAAGCTGAAGCAGGTAATGTAACTGTTACTGCTGCTGAAGTAGTATTAATCCAATACCCCTCACCAGCAACTGCTGTAAAAGCAGAAGTTTTAATATCTGATTGCCATTGAATACCACCGCCTACAAATTCTGCACCTGCAGCAACTTGTACGGTATCTCCAGACTTACCAATAGTAATAGTATTAGCATTTTCGTTGATAATATTATTACCGTCTTGGTCCTGAATTGTATCTACTTTAATTATACTAGCCATATTATTCTACTAAATCCCAAGTTTGATTTGTTTCGTTCCAATTATATCTTTGACCATCGTCAGGTTTTACCACTGGTGCTTCCCATAGACAAGTTGTTTCGTTAAGTGTCCATGAAGCAAAAGGTTTAGGTGGAATAAATGCATCTCTAGTTTGATCATATTTAAAACCTATACCAGCAAAATTTTTTCTAATATTATTATTATAAGAAGTTTGTTTCCAAACATCTCTTGTTCCATATAGATTATTTAAAAAATCTACACCAGCTTGTTCAGTTGTTGCAATATCATTTGATACTACTTCAACTCTTTCAATTATATTTCCTGTTCCTAATTTTGCAAAATGTGCCATTATGCTGTGTAACTCCCACTTGCGTTAAATGTTAATATTGTATCTGTTCCATCAGTATCAACTGTTGGAGAACCTGTTGTTGTACCTGTGTAATCTGCTGTTGCCATTCTTAAAATTACAACTCCACTTCCACCAGCACCACTTACATAATAACCACCAGAATAACCCGAGCCTCCTCCACCAGAGCCTGTGTTAGTTGTACCAGCACTACCATTACTAGATGAACCACCATTTCCTCCTCCACCTGTTCCTCCAGAACCAGCAGATAAACCACCTCCACCATTAGCACCTCCACCTCCACCACCTGTTCTTGTAACAGCAGAACCTGTTATTGAAGAAGATAATCCATTACCACCATCAGCACCAGCATTACCAGAACCACCACTTCCTACATCTTCTCCAGCGACACCAGCACCTCCACCTCCAGCACCAGCATCTGAAGTACCACCAGAACCAGAACCTTGACCATCTCCACCATCAAAACCTTGATTAGCAGTTCCAGTTCCTCCAGCTTCTGTTCCATTGTTGGCATTACCACCACCACCAGAACCACCAGAGTTTGCACCATCAGAAGTATAACCAGCACCTCTACCACCACCATCAGATGTAATAGTTGTTATTCCAGTTCCTGATATAGATGAATCATTACCATCAGTACCAGCAGCACCATTATCTGCACCACCAGCACCTCCAGCACCAACTGTGATTGTATATGTATTTGATGGAGTTAATTCTAAAGCAGTTTCAGATGAACCGCCTCCACCAGAACTTTCTGTTGAATAAGAATTTCTATAACCTCCAGCACCACCTCCTCCTCCAAGAGAACCACCAGAAGCACCTCCAGCTATAACTAAAAAATCTACTGTTACAGTTTGTGGAGTTCCTAAAGTTACATCATCATCAACTGTTGGTATCCAACCTTGAGTAGCTCCAGAGTAAACTATTCTAACATGTTGACCATTAACATCATAAACTGGGTTTGGTGATGAGTTTCCTTGGTAGTTTAAACTATTAGGATTTAATGTAAGATTATTTGTTCCCCAAGTTCTTGCGTAGTCTGTAAATTCGATTGTATCACCTACTGAAGCAGAGGCAGGTAATGTGACTGTAATAGCTGCACTTGTTGTATTAATCCAATAACCTTCACCAGCAACTGCAGTAAAAGCTGAAGTTTTAATATCTGATTGCCAAGAGATACCAAAACCAGTAGCAGTACCGCTATTAGTTAGTGTAACACCACTAGGTATATTAACCGTATCTCCTGCTTCACCAAGAGTGACTGTTGTACCAGATTGCGGTGCTATTGTATCTACTTCTATTTTACTCATTTACTAAATCCCATGTTTGGTTTTCTTCGTTCCAATTATATCTATTTTCTGTGTCAGGTAAAGCAACAGGTGCTTCCCATTGACAAGTTGTTTCATTTAATGTCCAACTATTAAAAGGTTTAGGTGGAATAAATGCATCTCTATCTTCATCATAGGTATATCCAATACCAGCATGATTTTTTCTTAAAGGTGTACCACCTAATTTATGAACTCCACCAAAAGTATTGTAAGATGTTTGTTTCCAAATTGACCAACCTGTTAATTTAGTCAAGAAATCTATTCCGATATTTTCTTGTTCTACACCATTACTATCATGTAAAACTTCATTAACTACTGATTGAACTTCAATCACTTTTCCATTTAATCCTATTTTTGCGAAACTAGCCATTATGTTGTATAACTCCCACTTCCTGTAAATGTTAAAACTGTTTTTCCAGAAACTCCTGTAGCAACTGTTGGACTTCCTGTTGTTGTACCTGAATAATCTGCATCTGGCATACTTAAAATAACTACACCTTTTCCACCAGCACCACCATTATTATCTGAAACACCAGCTGTTCTACCAGCACCTCCTCCACCACCACCTGTATTTACTGATCCAGCTATTCCATTTCCACCTTTTGTACCATTTCCTCCTCCTCCACTACCTCCTGATCCAGCTACATTTGAGCCACCACTAAAAGCACCTCCTCCGCCACCACCAGCACGAGTTACTGAAGAACCTGTTATTGAAGAAGCTGTACCATTACCACCATCAGCACCATTATATGGACTAGAAACTGTTCCACCTACAGCACCAGCACCACCTCCGCCACCACCACCATAGTTAGGATCAACAGAACCTCCATCACCACCATTATTTCCTTGAGAGGGAGATGTACTTGGAGTGTTACCAGCACCACCAGTTTTATTAGGAGTTTGAGAGTCTCCACCACCTCCTGATCCTCCAGCACCAGCTGCTGTATTTGGATTTTGATGAGCAGCTGCACCACCTCCAGCAGAAGTTATTGTTGTTAATCCTGATCCTGAAATAGATGAATTTGATCCATTTGTACCTGCAGAAGTTACTGCTACAGAGCCAGTTCCACCATCTCCTACTGTTACTGTAATAACTGTTCCAAAACTTACTGATTGAGTAGATGTCCTATAACCTCCAGCACCTCCACCTCCTCCAGCACCTCCAGAAGCTCCACCACCTCCACCTCCAGCTACTACTAAAAAATCCATATCAACTAAAGGTTCAGTTTCATAAGTTACATCATCATCTGAATTAGGTATCCAACCTTGAGTAGCTCCAGAGTAGACAATATTCACTGATTGACCGTTAGTGTTATATTCTGGGTTAGGAGAAGTATATCCTTGAAAGTTTAAACTGTTTTGATTTACTGTGACTGCGTTAGTTGCCCAAGTTCTAGCATAGTCTGTAAAAATAATTTGATCTCCAACAGAAGCTGAAGCAGGTAATGTAATTGTTATAGCGCTTGATGTAGTATTTACCCAATAGCCTTCACCAGCAACTGCTGTGAAACTAGCTGTCTTAATAGCTGATTGCCATGCAATACTAGCGAATCCTGAAGCAC